GCTATCTCTGCCTCTATGTTGTATCTACCTGTTGGACTCATGGTTGTAAGAGGTGTTAAAGGCACGCCTTTTTGTTTTTGTGCATCTTCGTAAGCTAACTTACCTAAACCAGCAGCTAAAGCTCCTATGCCGCCCATTTTCAGCGCGTCTCCAAAACCACCGCCAAATAGACCTCCGCCACCTTGTTGCTGACCGCCACCCAAAATGTTACCTATAACACCTGGTTGGTCTCCAGTGCCTAAAAATCTCTGTCTAAGTCTTGGCCCTAAAGTGCCGCCAAAAATACCTGTTTGTTGAGTAGCTGGTTGGGTTAGTTGCACCTGTTCAAACTGATCTGCGGTCATATTGGCTAAATCTGCTCTAGTCACAGGTTGACCATTTAAAGTGCCAACCACCTCATCCGTAGAAAAAGTTTGTTGTTGTTGACCACCAAATAAGCCGCCAATACCTCGTCTTAGATTGGGTCCTAGTTGTCCACCAAAAATACCTTTTGTTCCTGTAGCTGGGTTAAAAAATCCACCGATACCAGCTCTGATACTAGGTCCCAACGTCCCACCAAAAATACCTGTTTTTGCCGCACCTGTTGCAGCCTTTGCCGCCGCACCCGCGGCTCCCTTACCAAAAATACCAGCTAAGGGTCCAGCACCAGCAAAACCAGCGATACCCAATGCTGGCAAAGCAATAGGTGCTACTTTTTTTACAATTTTTTTAAGTGACTTACCTATTTTTTTGAAGAACCCATATTGTGGTAATCCTGTGATTTCGTTAAGGCTTGCAACACCAGATCCAACAACAGCTTGCTCTGGATCAATTCCAGCCTGTTTAAATTTATTTTCGACCATGCTTTCAAACTTTGTGTCGCTAAAAAATTCTGGCGGCAAGATTACCTCGCCCGGTCTAACGTGTGCTAACTCTGTGTCGTCACCCATACCTAGTGCTTTTACTTCTTGCGCCATAGGTGAGGCGGGAGCCGTCATAGATTGTAGATATTGATTTAAGCGTCTTTGTAATTCTTCTTTGGTTTCTGGGTCTGTTTCTTTTTGTACTGCCTCTTGCAAAACATCTATAACTTGATTGGTGTCTTGCATAGTGCCTGGTGTAGTTGGTTGCATCCTTTCTGGTAACAACTCCATTTCTAAATCGGACATTGAACCAGGTACAGCAGGCAATGTTCTTATTAGGTCGCGCGGATCCTCAACAAGCGGCACCGCTGGAGCAGGTAGATTTGTAATTAAATCGCGTGGATTTGTTGGCGCCTCCACCGCAGGTGACGGCATTGTTTTTATAGGCATCGTAGCTTTTCCAAGCATAGCAGCAACATCTTTAGCTGAGGTTGTTTGCTGTGGCTTAGCCATTCGTGACATACCTGCCATACTGTTGCCGGTCAAACCTGCTATTCTGTTTTGTAGTTGTTCGCTTATCATGGTGTACTTACTGTTACAGCTCCTATACTTATTGTTGCAGAGACACCAGTTGGATAAGTTTGATGTTCATACAGGTTTCTAAACTGTGTGCCATCAAAGGCTTGGTGAACCTCTGTCGTTGAGTTAAATATAATAGCACCTGTAGCAAATTGCAACTCGCTAATGTCTGTGGAGTTAAACGATTTTATGCTATCTGGGTCGACTGATCCTAAATTTATTTCTAATATTCTTACAAGTCTGTTAAATGTATCAGCTGAAACTGTATCACCTTGCGCTTGAGGTAACTGTGTGGGCAGCAACTTGCTCATTACCTACGCCCAGATGGTTGTATATCAACCCTTGTACTACCAAGCCTCCACTTGTAATTTTTTCTATCAGAATCAGTATTATCATCATCTGATTCAAACCGTAGTACAAACTGTCTAGCTCTAGACCGAAGAGAGCTAAACGTTGAACTTGCGGTAATTTGTGTCGTAGAGTCTGTTGAAAGTGTTTGATTATTAAAATCGCGTCTTTTTACAACAACGTTTATTGCTGGATTTTGACTAGTGCCGGCTTCGTTCACAAACAATATATCTGGCAAAATACGTTTTAGAAACACAAATCTATCGCCATCTGTTATGTCAATGTCTGCTGACTCTACAAAAACACCGTCCATGGCGCTCTCATCATCATTAAAACCTTTTTCATGTTCATATATACGTTTTGTCGTGCTTTCTTCACCAGCAGCTAAGGGTTTGTCCAAAACACCTGCTGCCAACCAACTGTAACGCTCTAGTGTTCCTATGCTCCAAGAGTTTTCTTCATAGTTATAAATAACATATCTTGATATTTCAGTTTCGTTATCGGTTAAAGATGGATAAAAAAACCATACCTCGGAGAACTCTTCATTCAAACCTGCGAAACATTTAAAGGCTTGTGTCTCATCTAAATCAGAAAACACATGATCTTGCACACTACATGGTATTTTTTGCACTGAGCCGTTATAAAAATAAAACCCTTTTTTCGACATGTAAAACACGCCTTTTGGTGAATTAGCAGCTGCTTTTGGGCCAATCAATCCCGCGCCTTCGTTAATTAAATTGATAGCAAAAGTTAATGGCGGTCCAATAAAATTCATAGAGTATAAAGAAGTATCTGTAAAAATAAGCACCTCTTGTCTAGCTTTGATGCCACCCACAATAGAAGAGCCAGAAGATAGTCGTAACGATCCTGCTGTATTTGTAGATAATGGCTCAAACTGTAAAGGATTCTCTTGGTCGCTAAAAGCAACCAACATAGGATCAATAGTACCTGTTCTTGAAGATCCACTGATAGGATCTGCTCCTAACACAATAAGATGTCTATCAGTTTCAGAAGTTATAACTTGCAAGGCTTTAGTTGGAACTAGATTTGCACCACTTGTTGTTGCTAACTCTACTGCTCTTGTTGACAGGCCATCATTTTCTACCCATCTGAATATGCCTCCTCCTCTAGGATTTATTATTAAATCCTCACCGTAGTTATCGTGCGTCCATAAACGTAAGTTGTTGACATCTGATAAGGTAGTGGCCGCACCCCAAGCGCCAGCACCCCAAGTGCCAACACCCCAACCTGTTGATGGCACGTAAACATCCAAACCAGAATTTAATAAATAAACGCCATCTGTTGCAGATCCGCCATTACCAGAGTCGCTACTATTTGCAGTCACGGTCGCACCGCTAGTGTCTTTCGCAGTAATTTGATAAGTGTTTGTGCCTGTCACTAAATCAATCTGATACTCTTGATTAAGCACTGTTGCAGTGATGTTACCACCCAAACTTACTGCACTTGAAAAAGTTACAAAATCTCCGTTGACTGCGCCATGTGAGCTGTCTGTAACGGTTATAGTGGATGAACCATCTGTAGCACCAAATGTGATTGAGTTAGTGCTTGTTTTACGCACTGGTGTTACATCGTTATATGTACCGCCTTCTTCAATATAGTATTTATTAGTGGTGCCAATACCCAAGTATTTATTACCACCTAAAGAAATCCATGAGTGTAAAGCTCTTGCCGAACCGATCAAAGTATCAGAGGATAGTTTTTCCCAACCGCCTATTTTTTCTACACGACCTTTTCTAAAACGTATTTTGTCACCGTCTACCCAACCACCTTCGTTTGAGTAATCGGTTTCTTCTTTGTTTATCCCAGGCTTAAAATTTAACTTTGATAGTGGCATGGTGCGACATCTATGCTAACCTAATTATTGCGCCTGTCGCTGTAGCGCTAGGAAAAACGATTGTAAAATCGCCAGCTGTAGAAGTTTTATCTCCACCAAAATCAATAGCACAAACCGCTTTGTCAGAGTTCGTATCATTATAGATAAGACAACCTCTAGCAGTCACCGTAGCATTACTAAATGTCAAGTCTGCAAAATCACAAAAAGCAGTAGTCCCCGATGTAGTAGGCGTAACATTAGTTAATGCCGACCCACCCGAAGTGTAGTTAGTGCCAGATGCTTGACCTGTAGTTGTAAATGCTGTTGTGCCAGCTCCCAAAGTAGCAGAGCTTGTATACAAAGCCAGCTTAAATGAGTTGCCGCTAGTAGCTGTAAAATTATGAGTGCCTACGAGTAACTCTTGTTTAAAACTCGTACAAATTGCTGATGTTATTGCCATTATAGCTCCTTCAATATTTTAGCCATGTCGCTGTGGCCTTGTTTTTCTAATAAATTAGCATAAGTCGTGTTCTGTGACTTTATTGCATTTTTTATAGTATATAAGATTACAGTATAAACTTGGTTTTGAAAAGCCAAAGCCTGCTGTTTAATATGATCTGGTGCGCTGTCTGAAATGTCACATATTTTCTTAGTTGCTTGAGCTGCCCAAAACTCTGCATCATGGCCTTTACCCTCAGTGGTAGTTACACCAACCTTGCCTAAAGTAAAATCGCTTTCAACACTCATCCTTTGTATGGTTCTGGTGGAACCACATCCTCGTCTATCTTTAAACCATATTGTTCAAGTTGTTTATTTATTTCTTGATAAGGGCCAATAATAAACTTGCCTTCATGTGGTACTGCTACTAATGGTTTATCTAATCTATGAAAACCATATAATTTTTCTGTAGCAGGAACGTTGCTATCTAATACTGTAGACCTACCACTAATACCAATTAGTATATCCTCACTCATACACTTACTAATCCAAAACTCAACACAAGCTCTACCTGCCTCTGCAAAGTGCATGTTTTCTTTGTATGAAAAATCTATACCAAAAAGATCTAGTCTGCCGACTTTATTAAATAAAGCAAAAGCTATTGCATAAGCCACTGTGTTATTCAAGTATGCACATTTTGTTGCGTTACAGACTTCTTCTACTGGATAAAGAACCGGGTTGTTTATGCGTGGGTCTAGTTCGCATGTATATACTGGTGTCTGAGTTTGTTCCAAAACCCTACACATAACAGATGTTTGTTTACCAGCATCATTGCTATCAAAAAATCTACTTGCTGGGTCTAACATAAATATACGATCTGCTGGATAAGTAGATGCA